CTTCTGCAAGAGTCGTAGACAGCTAGTATTTTCCAGTGGACTGAAACTAGTTGGTGAAGCCGACATCAAAGCAAGGGAACATTTACGGAGAGTCTATGACGTGGACGGTAAAGCACCTACACTCATGGCATCCACAGGTGGACACACTCAGCCTAAAATTGCAGTGAAGGGAGCAAGGGTAGTCAATAGAAGATTGGATGAACGAGGTAAGAGACAAGACTACAACAAAGACATACCTCTTCAACCTAGACTAGAGGTGAGGAAAGATGACAAGTCTAACTGTTTGACTACCGTACAGAAAGACTCAGTGTTAGCTAACCCTCTGATCTTACAGAAAGCTAGAGGCTACAACAAAGGTGGACTCAAAGCACAAGATGGTAAGACACCTACTATGAGCACTAGCTCATGGGAACACAACAATCACCTGACTTTGGATGAAGGGGTGACATGGAGGAAGCTCTCACCTACTGAATGTGAGAGACTACAAACTGTACCTGATGGATATACCTGTGGCGTATCCAACACACAACGGTACAAAATGCTAGGCAATGGTTGGACTGTTGACGTAATCAAACATATATTCCAAGGATTAAAGGAGGAAAGATAATGCCGAATGAATTGAAGTACAATTTCGTAATAAGTTTTGATTGTGGCGTATGGTATTTAGAGAATGATGTTGACGGTGAAAGATGGATGATACAATTTGAACGTGAAGAACAAATATTCGTGTTCATAAAAATGCTAACGGAGGTAAGCTAATGGCAACAATGGTATCCAGGAATCCACATAAAATAAAGGTAAATGTTTGGCAAGCCGAATGGATTGTTGAAGAATGTAAGACTAGTCTAGAATTTGGTGACTGGTTTTACGGAGATGACTTTACATCTAACGATGTTGAGAAGGTAGAGTTCATCGCAAACTTAATGAAGCAAGCACAGCTTATAACGGAGGAAGACAAAGCATGAGTGAATTTGTAGTACAAAGTATAGGTGGTGGTTGGGTAGCAGGTTTATTGAGTGACGATAGACTAGTGCTCACTAACGATGATCAAGGTGAGGTGCTCACAATACCACCTGAGTCAACGAGACTCTTAATCGATATTTGTTCGGACATTATGGAGAAAAGGAGGAAGCCGAATGATAACACTTAACCAAATAATACAGATGGAGAATGTCCTCTCCACTCGTAGAATACCTAGTGATATTTTGAAGATCGCAAGTCATAAAAGGTATTCAGCAAGCAAACAAAAGTATGTGGAGCTAGGTGAACTACCTTTGCATCATGCACTACGAAGTTTAATCAAAGATGGATTGAAAGCCAATGCCCCTGCCGATGTATAGTATAAACCAAGAGGAAGCAGAGAAGATGGTCAACCACTACAAGAACCGCATCCTGGATCTAGAAAAAACTTACGGAACAGGTGTCCGTCATGGTTGGGTATCATCAGAAATTGCTCACGCAGCCGTATGGCAAAATGCGTGGGAAGAAAAGTTAAAAGAGTTGGAGGAAGAAGATGAAGGAGATGGTAGACTACAAAGAAATATACTTACCTAATCATAGATACATTGAGTTGTACGCAGAAATGGCAGAGGCTATTCTACAGAACTTTCATAGAGGTAAGATTCAAATAGAAGAAGAACGTGAGAATGGTGACATTGGATTTACTGAGGAAGCACAAAACTTGTATGATTACTACTGTGGTCTTGTCGAAGAGGTGCTTGAGAGATGTTACATTTTTGACGGTTTTGAAAAGGAGATATACTAATGGACGTTGATGAAATGTTATTCAGTAGAGTGAAGATCATGGATGTAATGAACATAGCTAATGCCCTCACAAGAGATTCAATATCGCATTTTAAAACTAGTAAAGAAAGAGAGAGAGCATTGAACGGATTGATACATATTAACGAGGCGATGGAGGAGATAAAACGTGCGTACCCTAACCTATCATAAGA